TTCGTTTGACGCAGCATTGCTTGGGGCGTTTTACGGCGGCGAGATGCGTGCTGTTGAGCAGACAGGGCGACTATGCAGTGTTCCGCATGATCCAGCATTGCCGGTCTACACGGCATGGGATTTAGGATTTAGTGACGATACTGGGATATGGTTTTTCCAAGTTGTACGCGGAGAAATACATTTGCTTGAGTATTACAGCGCGTCAGGTAAGGGTATGCGCCACTATTTCGAGCAAATCATCGGCAAAGAAATAGAAAATGATGATTGGTATGAGAAAGGTGCACGACTAGGTGTTGATGCCAAATACGCGGAGCACCGTCAGAAATATACATACGCAATGCACTTTCTGCCGCATGATGCTCGTGCAAAAACATTGGCTAGCGGCGGTAAATCAATCCAAGAAATGGCGTGGTTAGTGTTAGGCGCGCAACGCATTACTATTGTTGCTGGATTGTCCGTACAAGATGGAATACAAGCGGTTCGAAACATACTGCCACGCTGCTATTTTGATGCTGAAAAATGCGATATAGATGGCGGCGGAATTGACGCTCTGAAACAATATCAGCGCGAGTGGGACGATAGGGTTAAATGCTTTAGGGATCGCCCGCTACATGATTGGACATCACATTGTGCTGATGCATTCCGCATGTTGGCTGTCGCATGGGTGATGGAATTTAAATCCAAAGAACCAGAAAAGCCACGCTTCGAAACAGACAGAACAATCAATGAACTAATCGCGGCACAGCGCCGCAAGAGGGAAGAATAATGAGCAATCAAGTTGCAACAATGCAGCATGACAGTGTGAAGAATGAGCTGGTATATCAAACGTCCAGCAATGGTGCGGCAGACGTTAATGTAGTGGGCGGCCAGTGCGCTATCGACAACACAATACCTGGCGTCACAAATGCAGTCACGCTATCAGTAAATCCTATTTCCAGCAGTTCGCCGAATAACTCAACTTCGACAGTTTATGTTGCCAGTCAACAGGTTAAAGCATCGCCAGGAATTTTATACGGTGTCATCGGCTACAACAGCAAAGCCTCGGCGCAATTTGTCCAGGTATTTGATTCTGTGGGTTTGCCCGCTGAGGGTGCGATCCCCAAAATTGTTATAACTGTTGCAGCGACAGCTAATTACAGCATAGATTTCGGAGTGTTTGGTCGATGGTTTAACAACGGTATCTACATATGCAATAGTAGTACAGGCCCAACTAAAACGATAGGCAGTGCTGACATCTGGTTAGATGCCAGTTTTAAATAATTAATTTAGGAAAATAAATCATGGCAACAACTCAAATGCAGGGCGTCGTCGGCAGCGGCGCACAGGCAACAAATTTACCAAACGCGCAACCGGCCAACGTCCGGCTCGGTAATCTCGGCGATCTGATCGTCTCCGAATTATCCGGCCCATACGGTGAGCAGACCTATCGCGGCAACTCGTTCTCCGCATCAATTCAAGCTGTTGCAACGACTACTGTCGGATTGGCTACGACATACACTGGCCTAGTCATTTCCAATCCGATTGGCTCTGGAATCGTGATGGAGCTTAGCCTTGCCTCTGTGATGCAGTCGGTCATTCAATCAACGCAGATTGAGGCTTATGCAATTGCAATAGGCTTTAACGCAACGACAAACGTCACGCATACAGCCGCACTCACGACCAAATCTAACAAGGTCGGATCTGGCATCACATCGCTTGGATTGGCCGACACATCCGCGACATTGCCTACCGCGCCAACGTATCATACGTTCGTGCAAAACACAGGTACAGCGATTGCAAACGGAACTGGCTCTGTTATTGATCTTAAAGGGTCAGTTATTCTCATGCCGGGCGCATACGCATGTTGGGTAACGCCAGCGCAAGCATCTGTTGCTGGTTTGTGGTTCTCGTTTAGCTGGGTAGAGAAACCGCTCTAATAGATGGATGACGCGCAAAACGGCGGGACTTACACAAGCCCCGCCAGCATCGGTACGAAACCTGCCGATATTGTCACGCGCTGGGTGCTTGAGCTTAATATCGCGTCTAAACTGGAAAAAAGTTGGCGTGATACTGGCGACAAGATCATCGAGTCTTATCGCGGCACAAAGCAGAAGAAAAACAGCTTCAATATTCTTTGGTCTAATACCGAAACATTGAGCCAGTCGATCTACAACACCCTGCCAAAACCTGACGTTAGACGCCGGTACCGTGATGACGATCCAATGGGTAAAGTCGTGTCTAACGTTCTGGAGCGATGCGTTGATTACGCGATGGATGTGTATGACTTTGACCAAGTTTTGCGTCTTGATCTGCTTGATACTCTTTTGCCTGGGCGTGGTTTGTCGCGTGTTAAGTACGTGCCTGATTTTGAGGATATGGAATCAGAAAACGAGCAGGCTGAGACGGAAGAAGGTAAAGATCAAGAGCCAGCACAGAGAATAGTCTACGAGCGCGTTATTTGTGAGCATGTGAATTGGCAAGACTTCCGGCATGGCCCCGGCAAGACTTGGGAAGAAGTGCGCTGGATCGCATTCCGTCACAAGATTAGTAAAATATCCGGCGTTGAAATGTTTGGCGATGTATTCAATGAGGTTCAGCTTGACGATGTGCAGGATGAAGACATTAAGAAGCACGAAAAGTCCGTTGGCGCATTATTTAAAACAGCCGAAGTATGGGAGTTTTGGGATAAGGATGATAAGACAGTAACTTTTATCGCGTCATCATACAAAGCGCAACCGTTAAAGCGAACTCCTGATCCACTTGGTTTAGACGGATTCTGGCCTATCCCGCGTCCTATGTATGCGATTGCAGATGCCGAGTCACTTATACCAGCTCCGCTCTACGAAAAATACAAACAGCAGGCCGAAGAGTTGGATCGCATTACATCGCGCATCAACAATCTTACTGACGCGCTGAAAGTGCGCGGTGTGTACAACTCGGTATTGAGCGAGATAGCAAAACTTGAAGATGCGGGTGACAACCGAATGTTAGCCGCTACCAATGTTCAGGCATTAATTGAAAGTGGCGGGCTAGAAAAGAATATTTGGATGATGCCAATTGAGGCTGCGGCCAATGTGATCACGATATTGAACACGCAACGCGAGTCGTGCAAAGCCGTCATTTACGAGATCACGGGCATTGCAGACATCATGCGCGGCGCTACTGATTCGCAAGAGACATACGGAGCGCAGAAAATTAAAGCCCAGTGGGGGACGCAACGTCTTAAGAAAATGCAGGCTGATTTCCAGCGTTATGTGCGGGATATTGTCCGCCTGAAATGCCAGATTATCGCCAATAAATTCCAGATTGAAACGATCAAAGAAATGACCGGAATTAAATTGCTTGATAGCGAGGCAGAGCGCCAACAGTTACAGCAACAAGCGCAGGCATTTCAGCAGATGCAACAGGCACAACAACAACCGCAGGGTGCGCAGCAATGATGCCAATGATGGGGCAAACGCAGCCGCCTCAACCGATGCCAGCGCAGCCGCCAGATCAAGATCAAATGGCGCTCATTGACAAGCCGTCATGGGAGCAGGTATACGCATTACTTAAAGATAATGCGCATCGAAATTTCCGTATCGACATTGAGACAGATTCGACTATCGCCGGATCGCTTGAATCTGATATGCAGGGGTTGCAACAGGTATTGACTGGCGTTAGCCAATTTCTTGAGGCGTCTGCGCCAATGGTGCAAGCTGGGTATTTGCCACTTGATGCCGCCAAGGAAATTGTCATGACCATTACGCGCCGGTCGCGCATGGGCATGGCAGTGGAAGATGCGCTAGACAAGATGAAAGCTCCTCCGCCTGCGCCGGATGATGGGAAGATGCAGATAGCGCATGCGAAACTCGCCGCAGACCAGCAGAATGCGCAGTTCGAGGCGCAAATGCAACAGCAGCAGGCGCAGCAACAAATGCAGTCTGACGCGATGAAGGCTCAGGCGGCTCATGCTAAAGAACAGGCGCAGATGCAGGCAGACCAAGCCGTGGAAGCGGCACGTGCGCAAGCAGACATGGCTATCGAGAAAAACCGTGCTGATATGCAAGCGCAACTGGATCAATTGACCGCGCAAAAAGACGCCATGATGCATCAGTCAAAAATGGATTCAGAAGAAAAAGACCGTCAGTTTGATAAGTGGAAAGCGGAATTAGAAAGCAATACGCGAATAGCAGTTGCAGAGATATCCGCAGGCGCAAAGAAAAGCGCCGAAGCAACGCCGGAAGAGCCGCAGGTTGACGAGAATGGAGAACCGTTGCCAGAACCTTCACCGCCAGCCACATTGGATGATGTGCTCAATACAGTTAATCAGGCGCTATCTAGCATCACTGAGCAGCAACACTCACACATGCAAGCGGTAGCTGCGGCGCTACAAAATCAACACGATGCGTTTAATCAAAAACATGCCGAAGTTGTCGCGGCTATATCGCAGCCGAAGAAAATAGACCGTGGCCCAGACGGCAAGGCTATTGCAGTTAATGGACGTCCGGTTGTAAGGGATAAGTCAGGAAAAATTAATGGGCTTGAATAAATTTACAAGAGGCTGCTATTCCTACTATAAAGTATAACGCCGATGGTGTTGCTGTTGGTATTTGCGGCACAAGTTATTTCATAACCAGCACATCCATATCCGGTGAAGTCGCAGGCAATAAAGGTACGTTGTCTTTTCTGACGCCGAATACTGTTTCAACAGTCGATGGCACCGTCCCATGGGGTATGTATATCCCGCCAGATGGCCTGAACTTTTATGTTGCGTTAACAGGCACGGGGCAAATAGGGCAGTATTCGATTGACCAGACGTCAAAAAGTATTTCAGCGTTAACACCGTCTACTGTTGCAACTTACGGCGGAGCCAGAACTGTAGTTGGCACGCCGGACGGTGCATACGTTTATTGCGTTAATTCAGGATATGACAACGTAACGCAATATTCAAGATCGAGCGGGTTATTGACTGGGTTGACACCGTTAAGCGTTGCGACTGGGACATATCCAAACCAAGCTGCGGTATCGCCAGATGGCAAGTTTTTATACATAACGAATAAAAACCCAGGTGGTGCTGGGTCAGTATCGCAATTTAGCATCACTGCTGGCACCGGGAAATTGGTTGCGCTCGGAACGCCAACGATTGCGTGCGGCAGTCAGCCTATGGGTATTGCGATTACACCAGATGGTGCGTATGTCTATGTTGCGAATGGCAATGACAATACTATATCGCAGTATTCTAGAAATGTAATTTCCGGACAAATGACAGCGCTTGGAACGCCGACTATTGCTACTGGTGTATTTCCTAGTAAATTGGTTATTTCTCCAGATGGACTTAATCTTTATGTCGCAAATGATACTGCGGCAACTGTTGGGCAATATTCTATAACAGCAGGAACAGGACAATTATCGGCATTAACGCCTGCAACTGTATCTGGTGGTAATGGGCCATTCGGCGTGGCGATTACTCCAGATGGGTTGTTTGTTTATATTGCAGCAAGTGATGGACAGTATATTTTGCAATATATTCGCACTCCTGCGACTGGTTTATTGTCAGCAAACAGCCCCGCATCTTGCAAAGTTGATCCATCAAACCCAGCGCCGACTGGCAGCGGAGGTCCGCAAGATGTGATTGTTTCTCCAGATGGTAAATCTGCTTATTCTTCGATGATACCTAGCCATTCTGTTATTTCTCAGTTCCATATCCATAGCTAAATAATATGACTATAACTGTAGGAAGTTACGGAACTGGTACGAATGTAAGCACTAATTTCGTTTTGAATGTGCCTTCTGGCGTATCGAATGGTGACTTGTTAATTGCAACTTTATGCAATTATTATCATGGAGATATTATCAGTACGCCTTCTGGCTGGACTGACATTTCTGCAACACAGCCAACTAACCCTTCTCCAGTCAGTAAGGTATTTAGTAAGCTCGCTAGTAGTGAGCCTGCATCATATAATTTCCCAGTAAATAATGGTGATGCAAATACAACTAGCGGAGTTATGCAAGCATTTTCTGGTAGCTCTGTATTGGTTGACGTTATAGGTGCATGGGGGGCTACTGATACTAATGTTCCATTGTCAATTCCTGCGATTACGGTAGCCCACGGAGGTTATTTGATAGCTGTTGGATTTGGTCGTGGAGTATCTGGTACTGGAGAAATGGGAACGCCTGCAACATTTTCCAGTTTATTAGATATAACCAATACTGGCGGCGGCACAACAATGGGCGTGAAATTATGTGGTAAGGCGAATTCTTCTACTGGTACAACTGGTGTAATTGCGCAAACAGTTGGAGTACATTATTACACTGGTTGCCTAATTCAAATATACGAGAGCGCAGGCGCTGCAACATCCATATTTCTTGGGCAAACAGGAATGGATGGATTAAGTTCATCTGGTAAATTTTTCAGAAATCCTTTAGGTTAAATCATGCCAAAAATATCAGTCAAGGCTGGCACAACATCCAAATTATTGGATGTATTTATTCAAGATTCTAGTTCTACCGTGGGTGCTGGGTTGGTTAGTGTCGCTTACAATACATCCGGCATTTCTGCATACTATTATCGTGAGGGCGCGGGATCATCTACTTCAATAACATTGGCAACAATGACTCTTGGGACATGGGCGACAGGCGGATTTATTGTCATGGATGGTACAGGTATGCCAGGCATGTATCAATTAGGGATACCTGATGCAGCAATAGCTGCTGGCGCAAAATCAGTTGTGGTCTACATTAAGGGCGTGGCTAATATGGCCCCGCTTGTTTTGGAGATTGAGCTGACAGCAGTTGATAATCAAGATTCTGCTAGGTTTGGCATGACTGCATTGCCTAATGCAGTTCCTGGCGCAACTGGTGGTGTTTTCATTGCTGGGACAAACGCTGCGACAACAGTGACAACCTCATTTACAACTACATTTACCGGGAACTTAACTGGTTCAGTCGCTAGTGTTACAGGCGCTGTAGGATCGGTAACTGGTTTAACTGCATCGAATCTTGATACAACAATTAGCAGCAGAATGGCAACATATACGCAGCCAACTGGATTCCTAGCGGCTACATTCCCAACTGGCACAGTTGCGAATACTACGAATATTACGGCCGGAACAATCGCTAATTTGACGAACGCTCCTACGACAGGAGATTTCACGGCAACCATGAAAGCAAGTATTACTACAGCAGCAACAGCGGCAACACCGACCATATCATCGGTTTCTGGATCGGTGGGGAGCGTAGTTGGCAATGTAGGCGGCTCTGTCGATAGCGTAACTAATGGTGTCACGGTTACGACGAATAGCGATAAAACAGGTTACGCATTAACCAGCGGAGAACGAGATAGCGTTTCCGATGCGCTACTTGCACGTAATGTATCTGGTGGGTCAAGCACTGGCCGCACTGTTAAACAGGCGTTCCATGTACTGCGAAATAAAACAGCAATAGCTGGCGGAACATTGACCGTCTATGATACAGACGATTCGACAACATCATTTACAGCGGCTGTCACGACAACTGCAGGCGATCCAATTTCCTCAATTGATCCGGCCTGATAATGTGGCATCCTTATTATAGGTTTGGCAACGGCACAGCGGTTCCAGTCGATCCTACAATACTTGGAAGACAAGGTCTAGGTGGTGATGATGTGCCAAGAGTCGAGACATACGAGAAGCGAAAGAAGTATGAGGTAAAAGAAAGCCTTGAGAATAAATTGAGTGCGACAATGCGTTCAATTTATAATGAAAAGGATTCTTCTGATACCGAAATTTTCGAGAAAATAGATGCGCCAGTTGTTGTAGCAAAGAAATTATCTGTGGCTGTTACAATTGATGCTAGCGCAGTATCTAGAGCATTAGTCGGCAAGCCTGCTTTTGCCAATATCGAAGTAAATCACAATCCAACATTCGTTTTCGTTAATCGCCTTGGTGACTTGGACGATGACGAAGAAGACTTATTGATGCTTTTATAATTTATCTACATATGAGTAATTGAATGCCGAATTATAGTTATCACTGTAAGCGCTGCGATCGCGTACAAGACGCATACCGCCATATATCAGGCCGACATGACAGCCCGATGTGTTGCGAAGAAAAGACAGAAATATGCATAGTAGCTCCTGCTGTCGCGCCTGATATTCCTGGCTACGAATCGCCAGTTACAGGTAAATGGATTGACGGCAAATCAGCTAGACGTGAAGATTTGCGCCGATCTGGTTGTAGGCCATACGAAAGCAGCAAGGAAGAGCGCGAAGAGGCAATGAAGCAGCGCCAATATTCAGAGCAGAAGTTAGAAGGCAGCTTGCGTGATGCTGTTTCAAAACAGTTTTACGCTATGTCTGAATCAAAGCGCCGACAGTTAGTTCGCGGTTAATCCGCTTCACTCGCCGGGATGGCGACACATTCTCTTAGCGAGAAACCTAATTCGCCGCAAGGCAAATGCAGTGCCCATGTCGTGATGACATTGGCTTATTCCCTAGCTCGTAAATGAGCAATCAAAGACGGAGATTTCATGGAAAACGATCAGGCAACCCTGAACGACCAAGTAGTAGATACGCCAGTAGTAGAACCAACAATGCAAGAAACTATGCGATCTACGCTAGATAGCATCAAAGAACGCGAAAATACATCATCTGATGATTCGACACAAGCCATAAAGGCTGATAGAACTAGAGCCCCAGATGGAAAATTTGCAAAGACAGACTCAGTTGACGCAGCAATTGGTGTTACCGACACCAATGCAGTAAAAGATGTAGCATCAGAAGTTGCCGCTCCTATAGTGCCAGTAACATCGGTACCTGAAGTAAGAGCGCCTGCTAGTTGGACAGGTCCAGCAAAAGAAGAATTCAATAAGTTAAGTCCACTTATTCAGCAAGAAGTATTGCGCCGTGAGCAGCAAATGCACAACGGTATTACGCAATACAAAGATGCCGCAAATTATGCGCAAACAATTCAAAAAACATTGCAGCCGTTCGAAGCCAATATGCGGCAGGCAGGCGTCACTCCAGACGTGGCGATCCGCGAGATGTTTTACACAGATCACCAGCTGCGCCATGGATCGCAAGCAGAGAAATTGCAGGTTATCGCAAATCTTGCGCGAAACTACGGTGTCGACATGAGCCAAGGATTGCCGCAGCAGCAGCAAATTGATCCAAATATTCAGTATCTGCAAAATCAATTGCAGACTACACAGCAGCAATTCCAGCAATTACAACAAACATATACCCAGCGCGAAGAGTCTGAGCTAAACAGCCACATTCAAGCGGTGAGTAATGGTAAGCCTCATTTCGATGATCTTCGCTATGAAATGTCGGTGCTTTTACAAGCCGCCGTAGATCGTGGGCAGGAAATCACGCTTGAGCAAGCTTATGAGGCAGCACTTTGGGCATCACCCGTATACCGCCAAGAGATGATAACTAAACAGCTATCAGACAAGCAGGCCGAGGATGCAGCACAACGAGCCGAAGAAGCAAAAAAAGCTCAAGCCGCTGCGCAAGCAGCAAAAGCCGCATCGAGCATCAATGTTGCAAAGCGGGGAACCCTGCAAGCACAGGCTCAAGTCGGCAGCATGCAAGACACAATGAAGGCAACACTGGAACAAATCCGGTCGCGCTAATTTAGCACTGTCGTGAGACAGTACATTCAAATTTAAGGAGTTTTATTATGGCATCACCAGGCCAAAGCACTTTATTTAACACGTTCACAGAACTTGTTTCAACCACGTACCGTAACCATAAAAAAGAGGTTGCGGATAATATTACCAAACACAATGCACTCTATCGACGGATTGCAGAAAAAGGCAAATCACGTACTGAAGATGGCGGTCTTTCGATTGCATTGCCTCTCGAATACGCGGTCAATAGCACATACCAGCGCTACTCTGGCTATGACACTTTGAATATCAGTGCAGTAGATGTATTGACAACTGCTGAATACGCATGGCGTCAAGTTGCCGTCAACGTTACTGCTTCAGGTCTTGAGCTGCGCAGCAATAGTGGCGACAACAAGTTCATCGACATGGCAACAAAGAAACTGAAAAATGCTGTCAAATCTGCGGCTAACGGCATGTCAACTGATATGTATTCTGACGGCACACTTTCGAATCAGATCGGCGGACTGCAAGCATTGGTCGCAGATGCTGGTACTGGTACTGTCGGTGGTATTAATAGTTCCACCTACCCTTTCTGGCAAAACTTGGTTCAATCCGCTGCGGCACCATTGCAAGGTGGTTCAGCCATTACTATGAGTTCTGCAACAATTGAGGCGCAAATGCTTCAGTTGTGGATCAAGCTGACTCGTGGCGCAGATATGCCTGATTTGATTGTCATGTCAGATGACTACTACGCTATGTATGAGACATCGCAGACATCTCTGAAACGCTATACATCAGAGGAAAACGGCAAGGGCGGTATGATTAGTCTGAAATACAAGAATGCTGACGTGTTCTTTGACTCATCTGGCGGCATTCCAACGGCTCACGCATATTTCCTCAACACAGACTACATCGAAATGGTTGCTCACCAAGACGCCAACTGGACGATCATGGATGAGATGAGTAGCATCAATCAAGATGCTGTGGTTAAAAAAGCAACTTTACACTGACCACGTAAAACGGAGTGAATTGCTGGAAAACCTGACCGGGTAATGCCGAAGACAATCAGCAGCCAAGCCAAGCAGGAATGTTTGGAAGGTTCAACGACTAACAGCGAGTCCAGAACGGACGATAAGCTGACACGAGCGCCCCGCACCGAAAGGTGATGATATAGTCTGAGCAATATGGAAACATATTGAAATCGAAGATAAAGAGCTTCGGTGATAACAAAACTGACCCCGATTCTGTTCCAAGGTAACATGGTTGTAAGTAATAGAAGTTTGCAAGGCGTCATGAAAGTGTGATACGCTTCCTGATTAAGTGGTACAATACATACTCACCTTAAAAGGAGTATGTATGCGAATAATTGATTTAGTAGGACGGCGTTTTGAAAGAGTTTTAGTTGTTAGTCGCGCTCAAAATATGAGTTCGACTGACACCAATGCTAGATGGAATTGCATCTGTGACTGCGGTAAGGAATTTATTTCTTACGGGCAGGATTTGCGCAGAGAAAAGACTAAAAGCTGCGGTTGCTTGACTCGATCGAAAATAGGCGCTCTTGGCACTCTCCGCAAAACACACGGCATGTCGAAAACTGCAATTTATCGCAGATGGAGAAATATGCATGATCGGTGTACTAGCGGAGAGAAGCCTGGATATGCCGATGTTTCTGTTTGTGAAAGATGGAATTCTTTCGAGAACTTCATTGCTGATATGGGTATGCCGCCAGACGGCCACACTTTAGATAGAAAAAATCCTTTCGGGGATTATTCTCCTGAAAACTGTCGATGGGCTACCGCGAAGACGCAGGCAAATAACCGACGCAAAAAGACAATCATGCTTACGCACGATGGCAGGACTTTAACTGTCGAAGAGTGGGCAAGTGTGCTTGGCATAACCAAGGAAGGTATGTTTTCCAGAATATGGAAAAAGTCGCCACCTGAAATCATGTTCGCGCCACGCATTAGAGCAAAAACAATTTCTTAGCCGTTGTTACGCAATGAATCAACAGCCCGCTCAATGCGGGCTTTCTCTTTTTAGGAGCATAAAATGTCTTCAGCAGTTAGCTTAACCCCGCTGATCGGCTCACAGTCGATTGGCAATTTTAATATCCCAGATACTACTCAGCGTCATCCGCTGGGTGCGCGTCTGGCCGCGTTCGACACTTACTACGGTAGTGGAGAATATATCTACCTTTTGAACGGCGCTACAGCGTTGCCCACGGCTACGGTTGTGCAATGGGATAAAGACTTTGTTGCCGTAGCGAATCCAGCTACAGCAAACACTGGTGCACCAGTAGGGTTCACAGGTCAAAATCCTGCCGTACCTATCGGCGCTTATTTCTGGGCGCAAGTCACAGGGAAATTGCCAGTTCTTTCTGCCACTTCTGTCGCTGCGTTGACGCCTATCGGCATTCATGCATCGACTGCTGGTAGTTTGAACACAATGGGCAATGGCCGCCAGTTGTTGAATGCAAACGTTGTTCTGGCTGCGACAGGCACTATCGTCAAGACAGCGCAAACGTTGAATGGTTCGTCTGTGTTGAAAGTAACTGATGCTTCTGGCTGGTTCCAGGGCTTGGTAATTACTGGCACCGGCATCCCTGCATCGACTATTGTCGGTACGATTGCTGCTGACAATAAGACTGTGACCATGTACCAATCTGGTGGCACCACCGTCCAGAATGCTACTGCAACAGGCTCAGTATCAGTAACTGGCACTTTGACTGGGTATGTCTTGATCGATGCTCAAAACGCATTCGTACAAGGTCAGACAGTCTAATGATTGACCCGCTTCGGCGGACGTTTTATGCCGGAACCCTAAACAGGTAATCCGAGAACACAAGCCCACCTTAGACGTGGGCTTTTTTATTAAATCAAAATAAGGCAACCCTTATGACACCGCAAATCCCACAAGAAAAAGCACCAGCAGTCCGTTTTGGAAAAGTAGCCAAAGAAGATAGAAATGAAACGATCAAACTTGGTCGGCTTGTAACCAAAGATATTGATATGGTCTACGTTAAGCAGATCGGCGAAAAAGATGAGACGGAGCGCGTTGCAACTGAGTGGATTGCGCAAATGCGGTTGAAAGCAACCGGAGCAAATGGCATGCCGCCATCAATACCGATGGAATGGGTTGACCGCCTCGACACACTTTATTCAAACTGGCAAAAGGGTTACGAGACACCAGAAGAAGGATACCCTGTTCGCAATTGGCCGATTCTTACGCCTGCACAAGTTACCAATCTGCACGCCATGAGTACATTCACCGTTGAGCAAATTAAGGCATGGAATGAGTCTGCTATCGGCATGTACGGCGTTGGAGGCCGCGATCTGCGCGACAAAGCAAAATTATGGCTTGAATCTGGTGATGCAAAAGCAGAGCAGATTCAAGCATTGCAAGTTGAAAATGATACGCTGAAAACTAAGCTATCAAGCCTTATTGAAGAATTTATGGCACTCAAAAAAGAAGTTCAGGAAGACAAACCACAACGCGGAAGGCCAAAAGCTGAATCCGCATAATTAAAGGAATAATCATGACTACAGCATCGCAAATTTACGGACTATCTGCTTTAGCACAAAGTGCTATTGTTGGTTTCCAGACAGGTAGTATATCAGCCGCTGGTACAACCCAAGCAACAGCAACAGCGCTTACAACTGACATTAACACGATTACTACTTGTGGAGCTGCTGCTGGCGTCATTCTTCCAATTGGAGAGGTCAGCAAGTCAGTTACCGTCATCAATAATGGAGCAAATCCTTTGGCTGTGTATCCGCCTGTCGGCGGGGCGCTAGGGCAATTGGCAACAAATATTGCTTGCTTCGTTTCGCCTGGACAAGCAATGTGTTTCACCTATGCGACAACACTGAACGCTGGTTTTGTTGGCAATGCGCCAACGCCAATTACTCAGTTAGCTTCAATTTCAGTTGCATCCGGCACTTTGGCGGCTGGGAATATGGAAGGTGCTGCAATTTGCGTTTTAACGCAATCTGGTGCTACTGCACTAACCACGCGTACAGCCGCGCAAATGTTCGCGCAGATACCTAATGCGGTTGTCGGCTTCTCTTGGTTTGTTCGAATCATCAACACCAATGGTGGTACGTTGACGCTGACCATGGACGCATCAGTTACCGCGACTGGTACATTGACCATGGCAACCAATACATTCCGAGATTTCTTGCTGACATTTACCAGCACTACAGCGGCAACAATGAAACAAATCGGCACTGGAACTACGTCGTAATGAGCCTCCTTACAATCGTACAGCAGGCGTGCCAGCGCATTGGCATTGACACGCCAAGCGTTGTCATAGGATCGGCTGAATTGCGCGTAATTCAGATGTTGGCTCTTTTGAATAAAGAGGGCAAAGAGTTATCTACTGGCGCATCTGTTGGACTTAGTTACGATTGGCAGGAGCTACAAACGGAGGCGTCATTTGTTACTGTCGCAACTGAAAGCCAAGGAGCATTGGCAACAATCGCCCCGGGCATAAAATACATCATCGGTAATACTATCTGGGACAGGTCAACACGCATGCCTGCCTATGGAAGTATGACCGCTGAAGAGTGGCAAAACTATAAAGCATGGGGAGTATTAAGCCCATTTCCGAAATATCGCATACGTGGTGGTCTGCTTCTTTTGCTTTCTGTGCCTGCTGCTGGTGAATCGTATTATTTTGAATATCAGAGTAAAAACTGGTGTACCGATTCAACTGGTGCAGTTTCTAAGTCCGCATTCAGTGCAGATGCAGACATCAGCAAGCTCGATGAAGACATGCTCACAGACGGCCTTGTTTGGAGATGGAAGCAGGCAAAAGGATTGGATTACGGAGAAGACTTCTCAACATATCAACGCGACGTGACAAATGCAATCGTGCGAAATACAGAGCGCCAAACATTGAATATGGGGCGCGTAGAAATGCAAGGTGCTGGTGTTGTAGTTCCTATTGGATCGTGGCCTATTTAAATGCTTAAACCACGAGCTTATACAGGTCAGGGAAGAAAATCTCAAACGCAATCAGCTCCCGCGCCAATTGGCGGACTAAATGCGCGTGATGCACTTGCTGCAATGCCACCAAATGATGCAGTTACATTAGATAATTTATTCCCAACGCCTACTACAGTTGATTTGCGTAAGGGATTTAATAAAATCGTTACTGGTATTGCAGCAAGTGTTGAAAGCCTGATGCCGTATAACCAGCCAACTGGCACATCAAAATTATTTGCTGCAGCAAGCACAAAAATATATGACGTGACGACTACTGGCGTAGTTGGAGCGGCAGTTGTTACTGGAAGGGCAAACGCTCGGTGGCAGCATGTAAATTTTGGAACTACTGGTGGACAATATTTATTTTGTGTGAATGGTGTCGATCCTGCGCTTCTGTATAACGGCACAAATTGGATTTCGACTGCGACTACCGCGACAGCACAGACCATCTCAAGTATTACGCGAGTTGGAACGCTCGCAACTGTGACAACATCATCGCCACATGGATTAGCTACAAACAATCAAGTAACGCTATCAGGACAGACATCCTCTATCTATGCTGGAGCCTACATTATTACCGTAACAGGAGCGTCTACATTTACTTATGTAATGGCATCAGACCCTGGAGGCTCAGCTTCAGTTGTCGGTACATACGTCATTTTCCCAGCGATTACCGGTGTTTCTTCGGCTACATTTATTGGTGTTAATGCCTATAAAAATAGGCTCTATTTCATACCAATAAATAGCCTTTCTGTTTGGTATATGCCTGTTAATTCAGTCGGCGGTGCCGCATCACAATTAGATTTGACGCCACTATTTAAACTTGGCGGCTATCTTATGGCGATGGCAACGTGGACAATTGATAATGCAAGCGGAATTAATGAGTATGCCGTATTTATCTCATCTCAAGGTGAGATTGCAATGTATCAAGGATCTGATCCATCATCTGCAACTGACTGGAGTATAGTCGGGACATTTAGAATCGGAAGGCCAATAGGACGTAGATGTTTTGTGAAAGTAGGTGCTGATGTGAGTATTGTCAGTGCGGATGGTTTATTCCCACTATCTAAGGCGCTACTCACCGACCGCAGTCAAGTTCAAGATGCAATAAGCAATAAGATCACTAATCTTATAAATAATGATGTTCAAGCATATGCGAATAATTTCGGATGGGAATGTACTTTATACCCTATTGGCAATAAATTAATTATCAATGTTCCTCAAACAGAAGGTAAAACACAATACCAGTATGTGATGAATACCGTATCTGGTGCGTGGTGTAGATTTACTAATTGGAATGCGAATTGTTTTGCTGTAATGGGCGACAAATTATACTTTGGCAGCAATCTTGGTGATTCGGCTAATAGTGCTTATGTTGCTCAGGCTGATGTAGGTGTTTCTGATGCAGGAGCATATATTTTTGGCGAGGTTAAAACAGCGTTTCAATATTTTGGTGCGCCAGGCGTTCAAAAACAAATACTCATGGTTAGACCGATATTTCAAACCGCTGGCAATATGACTGCTGCACTTGGTATGGATATGGATTTTTCAGATACATATCCAACCGCAACGCCGTCTTTTTCAGGCGTAACTGGTACTCCATGGAACACTGGTGCTTGGAATACATTTCCTTGGGGTGATATATCTTCAATCAAGAAAGATTGGCAAAGTGTCTCTGGAGTGGGAGATGCTGGAGCATTGCATATGCGCATTATTAATAACAAAAGTTCGGTTCAATGGCAATCAGTTGAATATGTTTTTAATGTCGGTGGAGTGTTGTGATAATTTTTGACCAAAATGAACGTGTTTGTGAATGGGTATCAAAAGTTATAGGAGTAAAAAATAAATGGCGGGATTACCAGTCCATAGGAATTGAAAAAAATGGAGAAATAATCGGCGGCGTTGTAGTAAATGAATATGTAGAACATGCGAGATGTTCAATACATTGCGCAGGAGTTGGGAAAAGATGGCTAAACCGGTCTTTCTTAAATGCCGTATTTAATTATGTATTTGTTCAATTGAAATGCAACGCGGTTATCAATATCGTTGATATCAATAATATTGATTCAATGAAGTTCACAAAACATGTCGGATTTAACCAGATTTATACGATAAAAGGCGGCGGAGAAAATGGGATTGATGTCGTTATTTTTGAAATGCAAAAGATTAACTGCAAATGGATAGGGAATAAAAATGGGTAAATCAACGCCTTCAGCACCACCACCACCAGACCCAACAGTCGCTATTAATGCACAGTCACAAGCAAATCTTGCCGCGGCCAATGATTCTGCTGCGCTACAACACACTAACCAAGTAACACCATGGGGTAATTTGACATGGACAAAAACAACTGGCCCGTCAACATTTGATCAGGCAGGATATGATGCGGCACTAAGTAGATATAATTCTAGTAATTCAAATAGCGGTGGCGGATTTATGGGCGGTCTAAGGTCCGCCGCTGCCGGGTCGCTTAATCCTGCGTCATCGTTTCTAAATGGTATGCAAGGCTCCGGTGGTGGCGGAGGAGCACCAGATAAATCTGCATTTACAACAACAGGGCCAGACGTATGGTCTTCAAATATAAGTCTAGCACCAGCCCAACAAGCACTTCTTGACGCCAATAATAAAGATAGTTTGTCATTGGCAAATATTGGGAACAATCAATTAGGTAGCGTCTCTAATGCGCTTAGTTCACCGCTTGATTTTTCTGGCGCTCCGAGTTTATACGGATCAGTAAGCAGCGCTGGTCAAGGTATACAGAGTAATGTTAATCAGTCGAATTTAAATAATTTACAAACAACGGCTGGATATGGGTCAATACAGAACAAACTTGATACAAGCGGTATCCCTGCATTAGTTGGTGGTGATCAATTATCAGGATTAATGAGCCAAGCTCAGCAAGCTTCATTTAATCAACAAAAAGCCTACCTTGACCCACAATATGATCAACAACAGCACGATCTTGAAAATAAACTTACACAACAAGGTGTAATGCAAAATTCAGATGCGTGGAATCGGGCGACTAATAACTTTGGTCTGCAACGTACTCAGGCGTACCAAAATGCGAGCGATAATTCCGTTGCTCAAGGATTGGCTGCTGAAAATCAGCTTTATGGGCAAGGGTTATCATCTAATCAAAATGCTTATAATCAAGCACTAGGAGCAGGGAATTTTGCTAATTCAGCGCAAGCACAAGGGTTTAATCAATCATTGGCTAATGCGCAGCTTGGTAACTCAGCAAATGCGCAGCAGTTTGGGCAAAATCTTTCGTCTATGGGAGCGAATAATGCGGCACAATCTCAATTGTATGGACAAGCAATCGGTAATGCAAACTTGAGTAATACGGCCAGAACGCAAGATATTAATGAGATTATGCTGCAACGTGATAATCCATTGAACGAACTTAATTCCCTCAGAAATGGATCTCAAGTAACATCTCCGCAGTTCTCAGGAGGAAGCAGCGGGAACATATCGCCAGTCGATGCAGCTACGCAATATAACAACCAATTCAATAATCAGATGGGTGCTTATAATGCCAATACTGCACAAAGTAATGCCAATACGCAGGCAGGTATAAGTGCATTGTCAGCCGCTGCGATGATGTTCGCATAATTATTAAGGCTTTAAAAGTTATGGAGATTATTAATGGCTAATCAAGGTGGATATGTAACGCAAGGCCCGACAATGGTGCAGAACATGATCGCACCAGATATCGCAGCGCAACAAATGCAATTGCAGCGACGTCAGCAGATGATTGATATGCTAAAACAGCAAGGGTCTACTCCACTAGAGCAGCAGACCGTTACTGGAGCAGGCCCAGCGCGTGTTGTTCCTATTAGCGCATTTCAAGGGTTGGCAAAATTACTACAGGCAGGAGCGGGCGCTTATTTCCAAAAAAGTGAAGATAAGAAATCTGCGGCGCTTAATCAAGACATGTCAGATCGTATGTCGGATGTGTTAAGTAACGCTCCTGCTGGATCAACTAAAACCGCAAGAATGGCGTCTATGCTGAGGCAGCAAAGCGCACAAGAACAGCCGCCATCAGATCAGTCAGTATCGCAAAATCAAGACACCTTGATACCAGATGCTGCACAACAGGGCCAAGCAGGACCAATAGGTGTATCGCCACAAGCAGCTATGCCAATGACGCAGCAGTCTCAAGGTGCATCGCAACCGATGATTAATGCTTTGCGCGGCAATGTTACGCAAAGCCAGCCTCAACCAGCTCAATCTCAGCCAGATAATAGATTCGGTCTGCCTGCATTGATTAGAGGGCAGTTAATTGGACAAATGGGAGGAGACCCAGCATCGCAAGCATATTGGAAACAATCAGACCCTACTGATGCTACAAGAATGGCTGTCGCTGGTGGACTTGATCCTAGACAGGCTAATATAGATGCATTAAATAAAGCAAATCATATTACTCCAACACGTCTTGGAGAAGGCGCTTATGCCGATACAAGCGGACAAATTCAAGGTTTGCCAACCGCCGCTCCTCCGGGGTTTGTTAATATCCATGCTCCAGACGGATCATGGTCAACTAAGCCAGTATCTGGCGGTCTAGATGCAGTATCCGCATCTAATGCTGCGACACTGCAAGGTAAAAATCAGCAAACACTTACTGATCAGAATCTTCTTCCTGTTGACACACAAGGACGCCCAATTCCAAGAACTATTTCACAAACTATCGCAAATAGCGGGTTCCCAGCAGGTACACAAGTACCATCACAGACTCAATCCGGCGTAATGCAGCCAGGCCAAGACGATAGAATTTCCATTCTTAAGCAAGAGTTAGCAGCAACCACCAATCCTAGTGACATTGCCGCTTTAAATCGTGCTATCGCTCGTATTCAACCACAAGGCGCAGCAGAGCCTCAAGGAGTTGGCTTGGCTCTTGGGCAAAAAGAAGGAGCAGTCAATGCGCAAACTGAGCTTTCAAAGAAATTCGCAGACCTTAATACAGCTAATCAACAAGCCCAAACAACCAACTCATA